GGGTCGGTCTTTTTGCGAACCCTCTCCCCCCTCTTTCGAAGTTCAGAATGGACGAAATGGACGAAAGATCACGAAACTTTGCGTTCGACAACTTGATAGTTTCCAGTCAAGTTGTACTTCATGATCTCTTGAATCGCTTCATTCGTCGCTTCGAGTTGATCAGCTTCGCTGAGCTCTGTGCTAGTGGCCACGACCCGTGCTAGGTAGGCACAGGTGTGGTAACCTTGACTCACATCAAATGCAAACCATTCGTCGAACTCATCGAATGGATCGTAAGGATTGTCCTCAGTAGTCAGTGCTAGGCGTAGCATGGCCTATACACCTCCATTAGAGGGCTGTGGGCGGTGTTCTGAGCGCTTTCTCCTAGCCATGCAAGTACTCCTTGACTCTAGCCACTGAGATGCCCAGTGAGTCAGCGATCTCTGCTGTAGTAGCGCCGTTAGAGCGCAGCGAATCGATTCGAGAGCGCTGATGAGGTGCAAGAGCAAGCTTCTGCTTAGGCAGAGCAAGACTCTTGATGGTGTCCAGATCGGAGTTGGCCATGATCTGCTCCATCATCGAGTTCGAAATAGCACCCTTCTGGATGGCCTCCCACTCACGAGGTGTGGGGACGATCCGTGTTCCAGCTCGATTATAACCAAGCCGCTCACGGGCCGTCTTGATGGCCATGGCCTCCAGTTTGGCGCGCTCTTTCTTGCTCAAATCAGGATTTGAATCAAGTTTCTTCTGCACAACTCCTTGTGCCACAAGCTGTGCCTGCCGCTCGAGGGGCTTCTCCTTGAGGGCCCTGTTCAATTTGGCCCGGAGGGATGAAACCTCGGGGGCGTATGCTTTGGCGGCACGGGGGTTTCTCTTGATGGAGGGGGTAGCCAATGCACGCTTCCTGCAATCGTTGGCCATGGCCTTCAACTCATTGGCGTGCTGTGCGTAAATACCCTCCATCAGGGTACCGGAAGATAACCGCCTGGCATCAGATGTCTCGGCCATCCTGGTGGACTTGGTCTGTTTCTTGACCAGCTTACCCTGCTTGTTGATATAGGACTCGCCGGTCTCCTCGTAGACCTTCTTCCCAGTCTCGGGATCATATGGTCCGCCCTTCCTCGCACTACGGGGCTTGCGATGGGGGACGTACTTGACTCCCTTGGACCTGGAAATAAGAGTAGCCGCACCTTTATCGGCGCCACCCTGGTACTTCCGCTTGAGAGCGGCGATGCCGTTATCGATCTCGGACTGCTTGTAGTTGAGATTATGCTTCTCGGCATCGATGACCACCATGGAATGGCGGACGGCCCGGGCCAACTCATCGGCACTGGCGCCCTTCAGAGTCATGTCCGTAATAAGATTGGACACCTTACCCATCTGGGTCTGAGTATCCGACATCCGCTTCATGCCTTTGTACCCAGGATATGTCCTCTTGGGCTCGAAGCCCTTGAGTCCCTTGAGCGGGGCGGTGGATCGGATCTTGGTCTTCCCCTTGTTGGGGATTACCAGGACGGAGTCGCCGTCAAAATCAGCACCGCTAAGGCGCTCAGCGACAGAAGGATGGATCCCAATAGCATCCCGAGCATTGCCAAGAATATGTCTCGACTTCTTGCCTCGGTTGTTAACAGTGAGCGTAGGGATCTCGAAAGTCCCGCCATGAGGATAACGCACGAGACTAACAACGCTACCGTCAGGGTAGTTAGGAGCATATACCTCGCCCTTCTTGAGATGGGGCATTGGCAATATGACCTGAGAAGCCTGGCCGGGTAGAGCCTTCGCCTTCAGATGAACCGCTGCTGAGTCGCAGTCATCGGCCAATGACATGAGCATGCGCTTGCGAATAACGGGATTCGTGAGCGACATGATCTCCTGCAACTCCTTGCGCTTACCATCCCTGGTGAGCTGGAGCTGCTGCTTGGCCAATTTGGGTGACTGCTTAGATAAGAACTGAGAGGCCAGGGACTGGGACCAGGAATCCCACTTGCCCTCCTCGTTCACGATATTGAGAGCGCTCAGTTCCTTCTTGCCAGTCTTGGGGTTCTTGAACATCCTCTGCTTGACAACAGCACCGAACGGATTATCGGGGTCATCCTTCATGGGTTTGAGGACCGTGTGGTCCTTGCCGCCCATCATGGGTGTACCCTTCTTCTTGTTGGTGTTGAAGACGATGTCCTTGCCCTTCGGAATATCATCCGAGTACATGGCCATGCCCTTGAGGTAGTGCGTTCCGTCGACGGAAATGCGCACCTGGGCGTAGTTGGAGCCGCCGAGGCTGAGTTCTTTGACTCCACGGCGCATCAGAATAACGCCATCCATGTCGGTTCCGCCGTCCTCGGCGTACTTGACGCTGACCCGCTTCGAGGATATGGGTCGAGGAGTCTTGAGACCGGTGGACAATATGCCCTTCTCGTCGACAACGACACCCGGAGTGCGGATCTTCTCCCTGTGGGCATGAATATCCGCGGCTTTGGTCCCGGGTGGGGCCAGAACCTTGAGAATGGTGTAGTTATCGCTGTTGGCCTGCTTGACCTTGACGTCGTGGGTGGTATACCCCTGCTCCTTGAGGGCCTCGACGGCAGTCTTCAAGGATGTCGACGAGCACTGAAGGTTCTGCTCGACACCCAGGCCATACTCGATGAACTTCTTCTGCTTCACCTCGTCGGCCAATATGTCCTTGACCCGGGTGATCTCGTCCTTGCGAAATGACGCATTAGGCTTGAGAAGCTCACGGACGCTGGACTCGTTGAGTCCCATGCGTCGGCCGATTTCCGTGTTCGGAAGACCAGCGTCCTTGAGACGGGATGCTCGAGAAATATCGCCAGCCTTCTTCTCGGCACGAGCGATGCTGTTCAAAGCACGGTACTCAGTAGTACTCATACCCCAGGACTTGGCGATATCTACCTCTGACATACCCTGCGCCTTGAGCTTGTCCCTCTCGGCGATAAAGCCCTGAGCCGACTGATACGGATCTTTACCGGATCCGTACGGGTAGCGACCCGAGTGGCGCTTGGTCCCGTAGTGGATGAGAATATCGGAGTCCATCAGTTCTCCTCGGACTTGATCTCCTCGATGAGCTTGTCGAACCATGTGATCTTGTCCATGATATGGGCGATGTCGTCGGCCTGCGGCTTGTCGACCAGAATATCGTCGTTCTGGTAGATGCGGGTCTCGAAGTCGATCTCGCCGGGCAGCTTCTCGTACTCCAGGCAGAACAGGGCCGCGTAGATATGAAGCTGGACCATGTTGACCCGGGTCACACCGGTCTTGAGGTCATGAATGCGCAGAAGGCGCTTCTTCTCGTCGAAGCCGATGGCGTCGGCGGTCCCGAATGCGTTCTCGCTGTGATATAGTACGACCTCAGGATCAAGTCCGTAGCCAATGGCGTCGTTCACGTAGGCGTTGAAGGTGGCCTTGTTCCTCGGCATCCGCAGCTTCAGGCGAATATGCTCGGCGGCCAGGGCGTGGAGCCTGGTTCCCATCGCAGCCGCCTGGGCCGTCCGAAATGCCTCGCCCAACTTGGCGTCGTCGTAGTTCACCCAGCTGTGCTTGCTGGCACTCAGAAATGCGTGGAGGCCCTCCAGCCTCGAGTGCGTGTTCCAGAGCATCAAGCGTTCCTTTCTCGTTCTCCGGGTATATGAATGAAGCGAAGGACCACTGGCCGAGCTTGTCGACGAAATGGTCCTGGTTGGGCCGGTGCGGAGCGTCCTTGCTCCGCTTGACCTCGAGCGCGGCCCACTTGGATCCGAATATGATGATCAGGTCGGGTATGCCCTGATTGTGGTTCGGGTCGTTCTTGAGGATAAGGCAGCCGGGGAGGCGGTCCTCGATCCTGGATATGAGGCCACGCTGGTAGTCTCGTTCGAGCACGGGGTCTATCCTCGAGTCAAGAATTATACCCACGGCTGATCATGGCGCAAGGTCGGTGCTCGTCAACAATGTAGTGATTGAGTGAACTTGCTGGGTAGCGTAGTTGTGATCAGCCGTGGGAGGCTATGACGAAAAAGAGGGTCCAAAATATGGAAGTCCCATCTCCTTCATTATGATCGATGTTCGCGACGCGCTCTATTGTACATGCACTGATCCCGGACCCTGAGGTCTTGTGATATGGGTCCGGCCACCAGTAGCCTCGTCAGAGCCCCTACCCTGGCCACAAGTAGACTAGATCCACAAGTACAAGACCCCACTTGTCAGTTTACCAGCCAGATCCTTATACTCACTATATTTACAGTAAATTTACTCATCTCCTGGTAATCAAAACAAAACTGGTAAACTGGTCAAATGAGGGTAAAACGTTGCAATTCCAACGAAAAGTGGTTGCCAGTTTGCTTACCACCCCCGTTTCAAAACTGGTAAATCGCTCCAAAACTGGTCAAATTTGGCTTCACAAGTACAATAGATTTCAGCCGTTTGCCAGATCCGTTTCAAAACTGGCAAAAAAACTGGCAAATCACGCGTGTCCCCCTTTCACCACCAGTCACACAAATAACAGAATCGTTGCCCACCCGTCATACCGAGTGGTACAACGAGTGGTACAACAATCAGCTCAAAGAGTCGTAGAAACCCCTCTCATTGAAGATCTCCTTGACCCGAATCGCCCTCGAAATGGCCTGATCGATGGGCGACCGGCTCTTCAGGTAGTAGTAGTTCAGGACTGAATAAGGAGTGTTCAGCCTGTCGATTCGCCCCTCGCACTGCTCCATGACCTTCCACGAGTAGTTCTGGGAGAAGAATATCATGGTGTCGCAGGTAGTGCAGTTCCATGCCTCGGCCCCCGCGGTGTACTGCACTAGATACACCCAACGAGGACCATCTGGCAAGGGTTCGTGCTTGTGACCGTTGTACTCGGCGACGGGAACACCCAGAATATCCCTCAGCGACCGCAGCATGAAGAGCTCGTAGTCGAAGTTGTAGAAGACGATGACACGAGGATGGACCTCGCACAGCCCTCTCACCGCCTCAAGTCTCACAGGATCCTCATTCGTCACCCTTCTCAAGACATGACAGAGGCCTCCGGCGTTCTTGATGGGCTCCTCCTTGTAAGGATCGAACCTGTACTTCAATATGGTCTTATACGGGCCCTCCTCGTAAGGAACCGGGACGTCCGTCCGCTTCTTGATCGTCTTCTTGACGAACGGCATGTCCACAAGTATCCTGTTCCGCAACCGCAGCAGCTTCCCCTGCCCAAGATATCGCTCTAGACGAGGATAACCGGCCCGATAGTTGAACTGGCAGTGCTCCCTCTCGAACTCGGTGCGGTTCTTGAAGAAGCCATTGGCTATGAACACCGGGCAGTAGTCCAGCCAATTATCCCCAGGAGTGCCCGACAGCATGATCCACTCGTTGTTCCTGGCCATATGCACGAATGTCTTCGCCCACTTACCGTTCCCGATGGCTCTCTGCTCATCGAATATGATGAAGGAGTCACGGATGTTGCGGTAGTTGCTGATGTTATTCCAGGAATCAACCGTTGTGTAGTGCGTGAGCCCATACATGGCCACATCACCCTGCCAGTCGAGGTCGTCCCTCTTCCTAGCAGTGGTGATTATGACCAGACGAGGCCCTTCGGCAAGCCTACGGCCCAGGTCGGCCGGATGCCGCACCTCCAGCACTCTCTCGACGTAGTACTGGAGGGCGACAACCGACTTCCCCGAGCCCGGCTTCCCAGTCAATATACAGCCATTTCCCAGGTTCTTCACAGCTTCGACCTGGTGAGGCCACAGATCAACCGGGCCCACGAATCAATCCGCGCTTCCGAATCGAATATGGAACGGTGACTCGACCCATTCAAACTCACGCTTGTTTTCGTGCTGAACGAGATCTTGAAGAAATGGCATAAGGCGGTTGATCTGCTCTTCGGTCTCCTGTTTCTCCCCCATCAGGCTTCCTTGATCTTGATGCGAACGGACGACTGATATACGCAGACGTACTCGACAAGAATCCTATCCAGTACGGTCTCGTTGATCAAGTAGTCGTTGACGAATACCATCGTTCCATCGTCCGTCGAGAAGACCTGTACCTCGTAGAAGCCCTCGCTCTCGAATTCCTTGTTGCCCCCTCGATAAACGGTCAGCTTGGTGGGTTCCACGGGTGTCATGAGTTCTCCTTCTTGGTGGCGATGATCGCTGTGACACTTCGTCCTTGGGTGTAGTCCTGGACCGCCTGGACATGGAAATCGTAATCGGTAAAGGACAGGAGCTCATTGTTTCCATCTGTCAGAAACACGCAATAGGCGTCCTGCTTATCCTTGATGACCTTCTCGTATCCGAAGGCTTCCTGAGAGATAACCCGATCCCCATCCCTGGTGATGAGGAATACTGGCTTCTTCTCACGAGGCGTGCAATCGAATTCGCCGGCAGCGGCTGGTTTGACCTCCCAGTGCCGAAGATCAAGATGGAAACGACTCATGTGCTCCGCACCGAATACGGGACCTCCGACAAGAAGGCGACCCCGGTCCCACTCGAACGAATAATAGTATAGCGCGACGGTAACGACGCGATCGGAATGGTTGACTTTCATAATGGCGCTCATGTCAGCTCTCCTTCTGCTTCGGCACAAAATAAATGGTCGTCAGATGATTGACGTCATCCCGCTGCTCCCACTCGAGAGCCCGGAACGTCATGACCCTCCCATCATCAAGACGGAAATGCCACACGGTCCAACCCGTGTCCGGCTCGTACTCCGCCCACCTCTCAGTGAACTTCGCCTGCTGGACCTCGCTCCCGTACTCCCAGATCAGGATATACGGATCATGCCCGTCGTTGTGCGGGCTCCTGTACTCGCTCACCACAGAACTCCTTGGTAGATATGCTCCCACTGGCGTCGCTTGGCGTCCCACGCCCTCCTCATCGAGTCGCTGTGAGACTCCAGGAAGAGATTTGAGAGCCTGTTGTCCGTCCGGTCTCCATTCATATGCGCAACCCTCTGCGAGGGCTCCAGAGGGCCGTTGAAGGCCTCCCAGACCATCTTCTGGACGTACTTCGTCCGTCTAATCCCACGGTCCCAGATAGTGATCTGAACGTACCCGTTCGGACGACGATATGAGGCCAGGATCTGACCGGTGGATATGCGCCGAACCCTCCCGAGGTCGCTAACCTCGATGTCGTCGACGACCGAGTCCCGGAATGTCTCACAGGACGACTCGGCAGTGCTGCGGAATACCACTCTCGACCGCTCCTTTCACTCCGTCCTTCATGTGTATATAGTAGTCGATGGGCATGAATCCGTTCTCGTCGGGATCCCACCTGCTCCTGCGAGGTTTCTTGACCTGCTCTGCCTTCTTCCTCAGCTCGAGGTTGTCCAGGGAGCAGTTCTCTTTGTCCTCATCCTTGTAGCCGATATAGTGTCCGCCCGGGATCTCGCCGTGGAACGCCTCCCAGACGACCGTATTGAGCAGCATGGTTCGAGTCTGACCCTCTGCTCGGAACGAGACGACCATCTGATCGCGATCCTCACGGAACCGAGTGGCGATCCTGTGGTTGGTGGAGAAATTGATGACCTCGGCGTTCCTGCTGACCCCGAAAACGGGCCACTTCTCGATCGGGACGAACTCCTCTCTCAGGTCTACCAGCTCGAGGTTGTTAAGGGAGCAGTTCCAGTCGTCCCCGTCGATATGGCGCAGCTCGTGCTGATAAGGGATCTCCATGTGATTGAAGTGCTCCCAGATGAGCTCGTCCAGAAGACGCATCTGGATCCTGCGGTCGACGAAGAAATGGATGCAGGGCTGCCCGAAGCGGGACTCGTCGATCGGGACGTCCTTCTTCTTCCTCTTGGACCAGATGCGACCGTCACGGAAGTACCTGTAGGACTTGGTGGATGGTACGGCCTTGCTCACCTCAGGTCCTCCAGAATATCGACGAGCTCTCCGAAGCTGCTCGCCACTCCGATGATGTCGTGGTCCTTGCGGATGATCCAGCTGGATACCAGCTTCTCTACGGTGAATGCTTTCATGCCCGGTCGACCCTCACAACGATCTCGTCGTCCGTCCACTCCTCGCAGACGAACATGAACAATGGCAGATATGTCAGGTTGTCGTCTAGCTCCGTGACGACCATCGCCGCGTTGGGGTCCTGGTCGGCGATATCGCCCTCGTAGCCGAATGCCTTGATCTTCCTCTTGACCTCACGGCCGTCCTCGAGGATGAGTGTGAATGTCATCGTTCGCTCCTTCTCACAAGTACAATACCGAAAAACAGGACCTCAGTCCTTCTGACGGACCGTGATGGTCCGATTCTCCTCGTCGACGTCGAAGTCGCACATGCGGGCCGGCAGATATGACTGGGATCCGTACCCGTTGTCCACGAGGAGATCCCCGTTGTCCTGCCAGTCGACCGAGCCCTTGAGCTCCCAGTGACCGTTGCTCGGCCAGGCGTGGACAAGGACATTCCACTCCTTGGGCTGGATTCTCTGGGCGACCAGGGTCTCGTTCTCGATGACGTCGAATATGCAGTCCGTGGACTTCATGACGACCTCGCAGACTCCGAGGTCATTGGGCTCGACTCGGACCAGCCAGGTCTCCTCATCGCCCTTCTCGGTGTGGACCGTCTCGTTGATGTCGAATATGTAAGTGCGCTCCCCGGACAGTCGGAGGTAGAGTCTCTTGAGCATTGTTCGTTCCTTCTCTCGAGATGGCGGAGGGCCCCAGGTCTCCCCAGGGCCCTCCGTGGATATGGTTGTCAGCGCAGGATCGGCTCGTAGAGTCCCCAGAGCTCTCCCTCGCTCATGAGCTCGAACTTGCTGTCGCTACGGCGGATAACCCACTTGCCGATGGCTCCTGTATGTAGGTCGGCCTTGATCTCCTCGTCACTGGCGGCCCAGTTGCGGACCATGCGGAGGTTATCGTCCGTGACCTTGACCGCCTCGCAGACGCTACGGCGAGGGTTGAAGAGCTTGACCTCGAGCGGCATCAGAACGGAACCTCCTCGGTGTCAGCGTCCTCGGCGTACATAGCCTCAAGCTCGTCCTCCACGATGGTGAAGAAGCCCTTGTCAAGATATGCCGAGCAGAACTCCACTCCAGCTTGAGTACGTCCGTGGTAGGGGCGGAGGGCAATATCGGCCCGCTCGAGATCTGCGAAATCGAGGGCGCCGACTGTCTGCTCGTTCAGGAGCGTACGAGTACGTCCGATGATCGAGACGATCTTGGGCGGACGGCCTCCGAAGTTGACCTTCACCTTGATATAGGGAAGGGGCTCCTCCGTGTCGTCCCGAGGCTTCAGGGTCTTGATGTTGAACCCTTCGGTCCGGAAGTCGTCGACGGCATCGT